TTTCCTACAAAACCAAATTTTATAAAATAAGGAGGGCACATGCCAACGAAACCGACAGTAGCTTCTGTAAATCAGAAAATCGAATCACACGTAGACGCATGTGCTGACAGGTACCTCTTGATAGAAAAACGACTATCTAGGATAGAAACAATCATAATAGTAGCATCCGCAAGTAGTATAGGATTATTATTAAAATTAGTCATAGGATAAAAAATGGCAAAACAGACAGATATAGAACAACGATTACAGGCTTTAGAGGCTAGGCAAAACATGTTTTACGGAGGTCCAATAAATTTACCTACAAGTTACATTGATCCTAATACAGGCAAAACTATGCCTATGCCTACTTTAAATCCTTATACACTTAATACAAATAGTATGACTAGAGAGCAGGTAGATGCTGCAGATGCTGCTGTAAGTGATCCTTTTGGTAGTATGGCTAAAAGTGCTTTAATGCAAGATGTAGGTACTGGAACTAATGTATTTAATCCTCAAGGTTCTGGTGATCTTTTTAGTAGTTCTGTATTAGCTAATAATCCACAATTAGCAGAAGCTCTAAAAACTGCAGGAGCTGAAGGAACTGATACTTCCGATAAAGTTGAAAATATTGCAAAAAGCGTTACAGCAGGTGACACACAAACTGGTGGAGCAGGTGACACACAAACTGGCGGTGCCAGTGACACACAAACTGGTGGAGCAGGTGACACACAAACTGGTGGTGCTGGAGATACACAGACTGGTGGTGCTGGTGTAGGTCCTTCAGGTTTAATAGAAGGAGATGCTGCTACTTCTTTAGTAACACAATTAGGTACTTTAGATTCTACTGCAAGTGGTACTGACGTTTATTCTCAGTTTGCAGATAAAGGATATAGTGATGAGCAAATATATGATTTATTATATCAAGCTGTAGAGAATAATCCAAATTCTTCTTTTGCTGCAGGTGCAAAAAGTCTTATGAGTACGATGAAATTTAATCCTGAAACAGGCAAAAACGAATTTTTTCAAACTACTGATAATAATAATCAAAAAACTGATGAAAAAGATAAAACTAAACAAAAAACAATAGTAAGTGTAACGCCTAATGGTGATGGTACTTCTACTGTTACCTATAGTGATGGCACTACATCTATAGTTGGAACAAAAACAAAGACAGTTGTAAACACTATAGATAATGGGGATGGAACTGTTACTATACTTTATAGTGATGGCACTACAGAAATAGTTGGAACAAAGAGAGACACTGGTGGAGGTACAGGCGGTGGCACTGGTGGGGGAACTGGAGGTACTGGTGGTGGAACTGGCGGACCAACTAACTATGGAGATGTACAAGCTCAATTTGATCAGATGGCAGGTTTAACAGGATTAAACCCTGCACTACCTCCTGGTGCTAACGTTGCTCCTGCTATGGACATACAACCACAGCCTAGTGAATTTGAAACTACTGCAGGTATTCAATTAGGTACAGCTCCTTTAGCAGGAACACAGGTAGTAAGTGATGAACAAATAGCTGCTTTAAATGCTGCTGGTTATACTATATCCCCTATAGCTAAACAACAAGATGTTGCAAAAACTCAAACAGATATACAAAATTTATCGTTAACAGCTCAGGCTGCAAATGCTTTGACAAGAGAAGTTAGTGCACAAGAAGATTCACCAGTTTCAGGAGAATCTATTATAGCAACTGCACCGCAAGTAGATAGTATAGATGTTAAAAAAGCAGATGCCCCTAGCACTAACGATGTAGCAGAAGTATCTAGAAGAGATACACCTTCTGTAGATGATTTTGTAGGTACCTATAGTGATAAAATATCTGCTGCTAAAAGATCAATGGAGGTAGGCGATACTGTTCCTGAACTAGACCCACAAACAGCAAACCAAGCCGCTAACCAAATACAATATGAAAAAACTGCAGAAGCTACAATGCAAGCTGCACAAGCAACAGCAGACGAAAGAACTAGAACTATGGCTGAAGCTGTTGAACAGCAGATGTCTCAAGTTCCTGTAGAAGCTACTGTTCAAGGACAACTAGAAAATCTTATGGCACAATTTGCAGATGGTAAAACTCCTGCATATGCTGCTGGAGCTATTCGTAATGCTCAGGCTATGATGGCTCAACGAGGTTTATCTGCAAGCTCTATGGCAGGTGCTGCTATCATGCAAGCTGCTATGGAGTCTTCCCTACCTATAGCTGCACAAGATGCTCAAGTATTTAGAGAAATAAATCTTAGTAATATAAATAATAAACAGAAAGTAGCTTTAGCAAACCAAGCTGCTGCTTTAAATTTATCTTTAGCTGATTTAAATAATAGACAACAAACTGCATTGCAAAATTCTACTAATGGATTTAAATTACAATCACAAAGTTTATCTAATATGCAGCAAACTGCTCTTGCTAATGCACAATTAAGAGCTGCTTTACAAGATAGAGAGTTGGCTTTTGATCAACAAAGAGCAATTACAAATGCTGCAAAATATACAGAAATAGAAAATATAAATCTTAGCAACGAACAACAAGGTGTAATGCAAGATTCTGTAAACAACATAAATTTTGCTATGTCTAACTTGTCTTTCCAACAGCAAAGAAGACTTGCTAAAGCTCAAGTAGATGCTGCATTAACAGGACAAGAATTAACTAATGATCAACAAAGAGCTGTTATAAATGCTGCTAGATTAGCAGAAGTAAATAATCTTAAATTTACTGAAGAGCAGACACGTAATTTAAATGATGCTCAAATTATGCAAAATTTAACATTGGCAGAATTAGATGCAGAAATGAAAACTGCTCTTTCTAATGCTGCTACTTATGCTAATATGGATTTAACTAATTTAAACAACAGGCAACAAGCTCAAGTCTTAAATGCTCAAGCTTTTTTAAATTTAGATATGGCTAATTTAAGTAATAAACAACAGGGCGAAGTATTAAAGTATCAAGCAAGAACACAAGCTCTATTTACAGATGCTGCTGCTGACAATGCTAAAAAACAATTTAATGCACAATCTGAAAATCAAGTTAATCAATTTTTTGCACAACTAGGTGCTCAGGTATCTCAACAAAATGCACAAAGAGTAGCTGCTATGAAACAGTTTAATGTAGATCAAGTTAATTCACATGCTAGATTTAATAGTTCACTTACAGATAACAGAGAAAAATTTAATAGCACTATGCAAGCTCAAATTAATCAATCTAATGCACAATGGCGTAGGCAAACAAATACTGTAAACACAGCAACACAAAATGAAGCTAACAGAATAGACGCTTTAAATTTATTAAACATGAATCAAAATTCATTAAATAATTTATGGCAAGCATATAGAGATGAGGCATCATGGTTGTTTACTGAAGGAATGACAAATAAACAATATGCACATGAAATAGCAAAAATGAATTTAAATGCACAACAACAAAGAGCTTTGTATAACTTACAAGTAAAAGGAGATACTATAGAATCTATAGGAACTGTAGTTGTTGATGCTATTGTAGAAGGAATATAATATGGCAGGAATACCAGGTTTAAGGGATATATGGGGAGCAATCGGAGATGGTCTTGATTGGATAGGCGATACTGCAGAAGACGCTTTAACTTTTATAGCTTCTCCTTTCGTAGACGAAGAAGGAGAACTGTTTGGATTTATATCTACAGATGATTTAGCAACGTCATACAAAAAACAACGTGAAGGACAAAAAACAAGCAGACAACCTACAGGAAGTAAGCAATATGCACAACAAGGTGTAGAAGCTTTAAGTACACAAGCTGTAAGTGAAGCTAAAAGTTCTGCTGTAGAACAATTAAGAAATCAAGAACCTTACGCAGCATATAACCAACAAGTAGACAGCATAGAATCTTTGCCTAAGATAGTTGATCAGATTTTAAAAGCAGGTAAATTTGAATCTAAAACACTTACTCCAGAACAAAAATTAACTATGGGTCCAAATATATTATTAAAAGATAATCAATTAAATGTAGGTCCATCGGATAAAATAGATTTAAGTGCCTATAGACGAAGCGTTAAAAACCAACAGAGAAAAAATAGAGAAGACTAATGCAAGTAAGACCAGAAACACCAGATCAAAATATGAATGACAGAGGCGATCCTTTTAATATGCCTGTTGCAGGAGAATCTTTAACTAGAGAAGCAGGACAAAACCCTATGGAAAGTCCTCCTAAACATACAGACCCTGACATTGTATATTCTAGGTTAGCAGATAAATTTTCTAAACCAGAAATAAAAGAAAGAATTTTAGAATTATTTGCTGCTGGTATACCTATAGAAGTAATTATAAATGTTTTGACTAAACATATAGCATATCAAGGAGTAGTAAATCCAGATTTAGCAGAACTAATAAAACCTTCTCTTACTGTATTTTTTGTACAGATGGCACAAGAAGCTGATATACCTTTTGAAATATTTCTTGAAGATGAAGAGGCTGATCAACAAGCTCTTGAGGGTAGAGAAACTATGCTTATGGAAACTATGGCTGAACAAAGACCTGAACTAACTAAAGAAATAAAAGGAACTAAATTTAGAGAAGATTTAACAGCACGTGCTTTAGAAGCTCAAAAGTCTGTAGCTGCACGTAGGGAAATAGATAAACGTATAGAAGATTCCCCTGTAGAAAGCGATGGTAGCTTCTTAGAAATAGGAGAAGGCAATGAGTAATTTTTTAAGATTTGTAGGCGGTGTAGCTAAAGGTGCTCAGAAACGTATTGATGAAAGACGAGAAGAAGAAAAGCTTCAAAGGGGTATAGAAAGAAAAGCATTTTGGGATAATTATTATGATAATTATTTTGATGGTTCAGCTAGTTCTACTTTTACTATAGGAGGAAACAATCCTGGTACAACAGTATCTCCAACAAGTGCACAATCTGGAAATGTTATACGTTTTAATCCTGTTATGGGTACTGGTATAACAGCACAAAATTCTTACGATCTATCTAAAAATAATTTTATAATGTTAGCTGAAGTGGCTAAAAAAGACCCAAAAGCTTTAGCAGATTTTTATAACTCAGAAGAAGGTAGATTAGCCATTAACAGATATGTAACAAACTCTATAGTGCAAGCAAAATCTGAATACGATGTACAAAAGTATGAGGCTGGTAGAGTTCCTGGTTTTCAAGATATAGATAGGTTAGTAGAAGGTATAAACGATCCTACTATAAATGCCATATTAGGTGATATGAAAAAATCAGCAGGACAAGATACTTTTATTGAAAATCCTACTATGAAAGAGATTTATGGAGATGATTGGAATGAAGGCGATGGAACAGGTGGTTATTTTGAAGAAAGTGCTGGGTTTTCAAATACAGGGTATGATCAAAAAGAAAAAGCTAGTTTAGAACAATCTATAGTTAATTTCTTTAGAGGAGAAGACAATCCAGTCAACAGATTGGCTTTAGGTAGGGCTGCGTTTACTTCAGACTATGGGCTTCAAAACAAAGGACTAGTATATGACGCTTTAAACAGACAGATGAGAACAAAAGATGAAGAGGGCTCTACAGTTTTGTTACCAAGAAAATCAAAAGATGAAAAAAAAGAACAACTTGCAATAGATGCAAGGGATGCTCACGATAAATCTTTTAGGTTATTAAACGAAATAGGAATACGAATGTTTGGTAGTTCTCAATTTGATTCAAAAGGTAATAGAGTAGAGGGAACATACACTAGAGGTGAATTAGTAACAGGTAAGGCTTTTGCTTTAAGGAGAACTCTTGCTGGTGTGTTTGGTAAAACTGGTCAATTTTCTCAGCTACGTGCAGAAATAAAATCATTTGGAAATAAATATGGAAGCACTTTAAAAGAAACTAATGCATTTCTTAAAGAGGCTACAGGTATGGATATAAATCAACATATACAATCTTTAGATGATATATCTCAAATGGACCTTGAATTAACAGAAGATGGTTTATACAGAGTTTCTGAAGGTCAAAAAATAGCATTAGCTGCAGAAGATCAAACAGCAGCTTTAGAATCATTACAGATAGCTTTGGCATTTACAATAGCTATTGCTAACCAAAATTATGAAGGTGGTAAAGCTGTGTCTGATGCTGACTTCCAAAGAGCTTACGAACAAGTTACAGGCGAAAGAAGAAAAGGTGGTTTATTTTCTGAAGGTACAAGTTTAGAACAGGTAGCTAATATTCACGCTGTTCTGTATGACGATATGGCAGCTAAAGCTTTTAATGCTGATATATTTTTAGGAGCTGCACCAGGATATGAAGAAAAAGCTATAACAACAATGAATGGTGCAGTAAATGCATTATCAGGACCACAAAAATTTAATTTCTATGATAGGATGTCAAATACAGCTAACTCTTATAAATTAAGGTGGGTATTTGGCGATTCATTTGAAAAAATAGATGGTAACTATGTAAAACCTGATTACACTAGAGGTTTACAAGAATTAAGAGGTCAATCTTTAGAAGATGATATAGGTACAGGTTTATATGGTATTGCTGAAAGAAGAATTGGTGCAAATCCATTTAGACTTATTGCTTCTCCTGGACAAGATGCATATCAGGACTATATCGATACTGTTCAAGGAGATAACTAGTGGCTACTGAAGAAGAAATGAAAGAATTAGGAATTGTTGACAGAACACTTAAATCCGTTGACAAAGCACTTAAACCTGTAGATGATTTTTTTCAAGCAGGACTTAAAGGATTTGTAGCAAGCGGTCAAAGAAGAATTGAAGAACAAAAAACTTTAACAGACTCAGGTGTTATGTTTAACTACTTTCCTAAAGAAATACTTAACACAGACCCTCATGCAGGCGTTTTAGATTCACATTTAAAAAATATATATACTTTAGACGCAGCTAATAATTTAACAGACGAAGATAAAATATTAAATGCCTACTATCTACAGGATGGTATAAGAAGAGTATCTGGTGATAATCTTAGTGAAGATCAAAAAAATTATAGTTCAAGAAAAGCTATAGCTGCAATACATGCAGATATGGAATCAAGAAATTTAAGTGAAGATCAAATACAAGAAATTACAGACAGAGCTACTGAAAGATATAAAAATGATGAAATACCTAATGATCCTGGTGCTGACATGGAAAAGTTACAAAAAACTTGGAGCCGTTTAGGTGCAGAATATTGGACTAAACAAAAAAAAGTTCACAACATATACGCAGATAGGCTTGTAGAAAATACAAAAGATTTATTTAAGTTTCCTGCAAGATCAGTTTTACTTAACATAGCTTTACCTAAAGAAGCTGTATTTGATTTGCCTAGTATGTTTATGAGCCAAGAAAGAGCTGCAGGATATGAACGAAGGTTACAAAATCCTTTTAGTGATGAGGCTTTTCAATATGATGAAGACAGTGGGCTTACAGGAATACTTGGTAAATTTGATCCTGGGCGTAACTTATACAGAACTGTACAAAGCGGTATGTATCATTTTGGAAAAATATTTCAAGATGTTGTAGAAGATGCACTTCCTTATGGTGGTGATTTAAAATACAATAAAAGCAAAGCAGATAAAATAGATGTAGCAGGACAAATAGCTACTGGAGGCGGTGCTGAGTTTTTATATAAAACATCTGGAAGAATGATAAAATATTTAAAAGATGATGCAGCAAGGGAAAGTTTAACAGACGTTCTTGAGTCTGATTTAAAAGGAATATTTGGAGGAAATACATCTAATAGAACTAGTGGTTTTATAGATAGGCAAACAGCAAAACTAGCAACAAAAAGAAAATACGGAATAACAAAAGAAGGTGCACGAAGTAAACTTCTTAGAATGAACGAATTAGATGACTTAGGAGTAGATGCCTACAAAATGAATGTTGCTAAAGACATAGCTCTAATAAGTACAGGAATGGCTGGAACATATGCTGCTTTAGAAACGGCTGGTGAAAACTGGGCATTGAATGATAGTATGGTATATCAGTTTCTTAAATTTCCTCTTTTAGCTCTTGGGGGTGTAGGTTTTCAAAAAATAGCTCCTTCAGCAGTAAGTTTTATAGAACCATACCAAGGTGCTACTGGTAATCTTATTCATAAAATGGCTATGACTGTTAGTGGCGAAGATATGACTCCTAAGAATGTTTTAGTTAAAGCTTTAGGCTATGACGAAGATCATATAAAAAATTTAGACGATATAACTGCAGAAGAATTATTAGATGTATCTCAACAAGATAACAGTTCTGTTATTAAATTTAGTGCAACTTTAAAAAAATTAGAAAATTCTGTAAATGCAGAAGATAGATTAGCAGCAAAATCTGTTATAGATTCTTATAACTATACATTAAATTTAAGAAACGATATTTTAGATATTGTTGCTAGAAGAAATAATTTTTCAAGCGTAGATGATTTATTTAAAAATGCTCCTCAGATAGCTGGTAAAGCAGACATGACTTTAGATCAAATATTAACTTCTGATATTCTTAGAGCTATTAGATTAGAAGCTAAACAAGAAGTAGATATAGGATTAAAACAAGGATTAGATTTATTAGAAACTGAAGCAAACACAAGTTTAAGATTTATGGAACGAGAAAAAAATCAAAGAGAACTTATAACAGGATTGTTTAATGATATTTTAGGAGACCCATCAGATCAAAAAGCTTTAGAAGGTGCTGAAGACATTCTAAGCACTATACGTAAAAGAAATGACGACCTACTTCAAAAAACAAACAAAGAAATTGAAGCGTTTGAAGATTCTATGAGAACTGCAGGTATAGATATGGAAGCTGCTGCTAAAACTGATTTTGATAGTTTAGAAACATTAAACATGGATGAAAGCCTACTTCTTAGAAATATACCTACTGAAGAAATAGTGTATCGTAAACGAGATACAATTAACACTATAGATAATACATACGTTCCTGAAAAACAAAAAACAGTAGATCAGTTAGATGAGTTTGGGGATAGGCAAAAAACCTACATAAGTAATGCTAGAAAAACTGCAAGAGATAGAAAAGATAAAGCATATGAAGCTGCGTTTCAAGATGTAGGACAAGAAAAATTACAAGGAACAGATTTTAAAACTTATGCAGAAAGTTTAGAAGACACTAAAGTAAAAAAAGATTTTGTAGAATTTTTTGATTATGTTTCTGAAAGTAGTTTTGGTAGAGATAGAGCAGGTGCTGTAAAAGGTATGGCAGGTACTCCTGATATGGGGTACGCTATTAATAGATACGTAAAACAAGTGCAATTAGATTTTGTCAATGCTCAAGGACAAAAACAAGAAACTTTATTAAATAATTTAAAAAGAATGACGCAAGGTGCAAATGATCCAGATGCATTAAACGAAAAACTTTTAGAAAATATAAACAACAATAGGCAAAGCAAAGAACCCCCTCTTAATACTATAGAATCTTTAGAACAAGCTACCATGACTGAAATAAAGTCTGTAAGTAATAGTTTAATAAATAGAGCAGAACAGTTCGGTATAGCTGAAGGAGAAAGTTTAATACGTTTAGACGATCTTCATTTTATGAAAAAAGGTATAGATAAAAGATTAAGAGCTATAGGTGAAGGCGGTGGTGATATGGCTTTTGATTTAGCTCAAACATCTGACAGACTAAAAGAACTATTAGATATGGGTTCAGAAATGGTGGCTATGAAAAATCCAAATATAGTCATAAAAACATACAAAGATGCGTCTAATGTATACCATAATACTTATATAAAACCTTATCGTAGAGGTGAAGGATTTAAACCTTTTAAAAAGAACGTTGAGGGCGATGTAGTTCAGCCTGAAGCAGATATATTTAGAGATTTTTTAACTAGTGCAGACGATAAAAAAGCTATGGCACAGTTAGATCAAATACTAAAAGATGGCGGTGAAGATGGTGCTTTACTTATAAGGCAAAGCATAGCTGAAGCTGTTGATAAAGATATGACTATAAATCCTAAAATACTAAGACGTTTGGAAGATGCAAAAATAATAGACAAAAGAACTTCTTCTAAAGTTGCAGAATATTATGATCAACCTTTTAGTAAAAATTTAGCTGATGAAATAAGTATAGCACAAACGAGAGTTAATAATGCTTTTAAACAAGTAAGAGAAAAAGCACAAAAAGAAGACAGATTATTTAATCTTTTAGGAAATCAACCAACGGATGATTATAGTCAATTATTTAAAACTTTAAATAGTTTTGCTAGAGGAAAAGATGGCGGTGTTCAAAAATTAGACGCTACAATGAAAGACATTGCAAAATATTATGATGGAGCAAATCCTGCAGAACAATTAGCAAATGTTAAAAGAGATTTTAAAGCTATATCTACACAACAATTATATGATGATGCTGCTAGAAAAGTTAACGAAATTGTTAAAACAGACTATAATGATTGGTTAGGCAGAAATAAAAATATGCTTGGCGGTATGTCTAAAGCAGATAGAAAAATTGCATTTCAAGAAGAGATAGATGCTATAGCTTTCAGTGAAGCATATAAAAAAAATAAAAGCCTATATGAATATTTAGATAAAGAACATGCAGATGATTTAGGTGTTCTTTTAGATTTTACAACTGTAGTAGGCAGAGACGCTTCATCAATACCTGTAAGAGGAGTATCAAGAGCTATGTCTCTAGAGTCAGGTATGTCTAGGGTATATGGTATTGCTAGAGGAGTTGTTAGTTTACGTTATGTAGCAAGTGAATTAACTATACAAGCGTTTAGAAGAAAACGATTAGCTTTATTACAAGAAGTTATAAACAATCCTAGATCAGCAGATGTATTAGCAAGGGCTATGCAAAAAGATGCATGGAAAAGTGTAAGATATAGAAACAAATGGATTTCAATAATAAGAGGTGCATTTGCAATATTTCCTGCCGATGCAAGCGATGAAGAAATATTAGCACAAGCATCAAAACAATATGGCTTTACTATAAGTGCATAAAAAAAAATCACAATAGGAGATTGATGTGATACAGAGATTACGAGAGTATGCCATAATAGGTATAGCTTTAGGTATAGTTACAAGTGTGGCATTTGGTGAGGATTCCAACATAACCAATACCACTACGACTACATCTACTGTAACTTCTAACAACACCAATACAAATAATAATAATAATGTAAGTCAAAGCACCAGCACCAATACCAACTGGAATACAAACTCTAATACCAATAACACAACCATAAATTCTACTGCAACAAATACCAATACTAATACATCTACTAGCAATGTAACATCAAACATAACTCAAACACAAAATGTTACTAACACAAATACTAGCACTGTAGATTCTACTACCAACAATACAAATTTATCTACAAATAATAATACCAACGTAAACACATCTACAAGTTCAAGCACTGTGAATACGCAAAACATTAACACCAATAACAACACAAACACTTCACAAAATGTGAATACTAACAATTCTACCAGCACATCATCTGCTACACAGAAAGTTACACAAAGAATTAAGACCGCCCCTCCATCCGCAGTGAGCCCATCCATCATGTCCTATTCTCAAGACCTCTGCACTACAGGAGCTTCAGGGGCTGTTCAAACACAAATCTTTGGTGTATCAGCAGGTAAGTCTATACGAGACGAAAACTGTGAACGTTTAAAAAATTCCAAAGCTCTATATGACATGGGGATGAAGGTAGCGGCTGTAGCCCTACTTTGCCAAGACGAAAAAGTTTTCAGGGCGATGGAACAAAGCGGCAGTCCTTGTCCGTATAAAGGTAAGATAGGTGCTGAAGCCCAGAAAGCATGGGATGAAAATCCAGAAGACAGACCTGACTGGCATCTTATAAAAGCAGATATGAAAGGGTATGAATTTAGAGCTTACAAGAAAAAAGACTTTTGTAAGAGATACCCAACACAAAAGATATGCTTAAAACCCTAATATCATTAATCCTACTTAGTAGTTTTGCCTACGCTAGTGCACCCACCTTCACTGTAGGTACTGACCCCCTCATAGATATAACTTCTACAGGTACTGGATTAAGCTTAGGCGATGATCAAATGTCTGGTATGAAGAATATAGGATTTGACTTTACTTTCTACGACCAGACTTTCTCTCAAGTAAACATATCGATGAACGGATTCTTTACGTTCCAGTCAAATTTTTCTGTACCTAGAAGTAGGAATTACTTATCCGAAACGCTTCCTGCCACTTCATTTAACTACTCTGTCTTTCCTGCATGGTCTGATTATATTAGAAGATCGTCTGGTAATAAATCTCCCTACATACAAACATTTGGACAAACATCTGATACAGATCAATACTTTGTTATTATGTGGGATAATGTTTCTGAGTATAGCAATGGATTAAAAAGTACTTTCCAAGCTATATTATATGAAACGACTAATGAAATTTCTTTTAGGTATGACGAGCTACGCATACAGAATCACGACATAACTATAGGCTTGCAAGGTAATAATGAAGCTGTGACGTATTTGAGATATGAAGACAATAATAGCACCACCTATGTTGTCACTGATGATTTTAGTTTAACTACAGCAGAAGTTATAGATGAATCTTTTAGTAATCTTTCTTCTGAATGTTTACGAAGATGAAACAAACTTATATGGAACATCGTTGGTTTTTGAAGATGTTAGCTTTGGGCACACTGGGAGTGACGACTATGATGTTATTGCTATCACTACTGATAGCTTTTTTATTGAGGAATATGATTTAGAAGAAGAATCACATTTTGATATTGAATTTGAATTTACTGAAGATTCTTTTGTTCCTGATGTAGAAGAAATAGATTTTATACCTATAGAAGATATAACAGACACAGAAGTAATAGATATATTTGAAATACATACAGAAGAAGACTTTCTTATGTTTGTAGAAGAAGAACTTACAGAAGAAGAATTTGTTGAGGTTGTAGAAGAACTATTTAATGAAGAAGAGGCAATAGAAGAAGAAGAGCAAGAACTAGACGAAGAAGTAGAAGAAATAACACCTGATCAAGTAGAAGAAGAACAAGGCGATGAACAAGAAAAGAAAAGAAAAGTTAACAGTATAATAGCATCTACTAATTCCCTACTCGAAAGAATAAACCCCAACATAACTGGTGGCACTTCTCAAACTAGCACTACAGTTTCTGTATCTAGCAATACATCAGGAGGATCATCATCTATGTCTATATCTAGCTCACCTAGTATTTCAGATCAAATAGCCTCATCTCAAGCACAAACCAACACTGTTTTACAATCTATCAATCTTGTACCTATGCCTGCAATAGGCAATACACCTTCTACAATGATGGCTGAGGTCCAAGTAACCACTATGGAAAATCAGATAGAAAGTATGACTAGCACTATGGTAACAGCATCTGAAGCTGACCAGATAGCAGAACAGATAGTAGCTAGTAACATAAGAGCACAGCAAGAACAATCACAACAACAAGAACAAGAGTCTGGTAGATATGATACACAAGGACAAGCAAACTTACTTGCCTACATGAATTATCTGCCAGGTTTTGATACCTACCAAGATATGAGCATACCACAGCCTACAGAATGGTATGAGCCTAGAGCTATCTATACAGATGTTACTATCGATGACAATTATGTTGGGTATGGAATTATGATAGGCAATAATATAAACACACTATCAGGTATGGTATCTGAACAGTCAGAAGATTTATTTGGAGGATAATATGGCAGAAGAAGAAATTAAAGTCGTAGAAGTAGAAAGACGATCTTGGTATAACAACCCTGAAGGTTTTGACAAGTGGAGAATCTTTCCAAGAATACTTATCACTTTATATGGTGTTATGTTTTACAAGACATGCGACTGGTTTATGACATTACCTGATCCAACCAATTCACAATCAGCATTTGTATCTGTAATCGTAGGTGCAGGAGCTGCTTGGTTTGGTTTGTATTTAGGCAAAAAATAGGAGGACAATATGAAAAACTTATTACCTAAACTTCAACAGTACATCACTATAATAGGTGTGATCACTGCAATAGGCGGAGGTTTTTACACATGGGGTCAATTTAATTTACGTCTTGATAATATTGAAAAAAGAAAATTTAAGACTGTAGATATTGCACCATTAGAAACTAAAGTTGATGGCATTGAAAAAAGATTAGACAGGCTTGAAGGTAGAATGGATAAGCTAGGTAACAACGATAATCCCCTAGCTCAATAATTCACAACATAAATACTTAACATTTAAACTATTGATTGGACAAAGGTTGTTTTCCTGTGTATACTACAATTAGTAACATAGGAGAATTATCAGTGGAAAGCATAATTTTACATCTAGCATCTGGTTTAGTGATGCTTTTGTGTTTTTTACAAGTGTTCTGAAAAAAATTAATCGTTTAAATGCTCATACAGAGCCTTTTAGCATGTTTCAGGTGCTTTAGTATCAAAAATAGACAATTTTGTTGTATGAGCTTCTATTCCCTTTAGACAGGGTTTTACATAAATTTGTATGATTTTTCTACTAATTCTTCAAACTCTCGCTTAAATTCTCGTAGAAGGTTGGTCAAGGACAGTGTACCTTCATAATCTTGATTCCATTCATCCATCGTCTTTCTAAAAATCTCAGGATTAACTGACTTATTTTCAAGGTACACTTTCCCATCTTGCGAAAGCTCAACAGTAAATTGAGCTAGAAGTGCTCTAGTCGGTTTTTTCTTCGGCTGGTTCATTTGTATTGCCTATCACTTTATTAGTTGTGGGATCGACCATAACATGCCCCATAGCTCTGAAAGCTGTTAACATATCACTAACTTCAGCATATGGTAGTCCTGCTAGTTTTTGTAAGATAGTGTTTGCTAGATTTTCCTGCATAAGATAAAACTTTACAGGTTGGTATGCCTCATTGACATCTGGCGTAGCAGGATCATCTGCTTTAAATTTGCCGTCTTCATCATGAGCTCTTTTCTTTTCGGTTGCCATTAGACCTCCTTATCTTCTATAAATAATGCTATTATAGCATAGTGAATTATTTTTAACAAGTCCTTTCTCCGATCTTTTTTTGCACCTTTCTTTCCATATCTCTGTGCATACTTCATAATATTTCCTATACAGAAACCAGTACCATGACCAGCATCTATAATAAATTCTGTTGCCTGATAATTGTTTTTTGAATAGTGTTCTTTGTATGTATCTTGTATGTAGGCATATACACCATTCAATATATTCTGTTCATCATATTTATATTTAATTGATGTCTTTTTTATTGGGCTTGAACGCAACGACATTATCTCCCCTCTCCTCTATCTCTCTTTCTCGTTTTCTTTCTAATTCATCCATTATCATCTTATTGCCTTTTTCCATAACAGTCAACTGTTCCGTTGTAGCCATGTGCATAAGACCAGCAAACAGAATATACATCTGTGTTCCTGTGTATGTGTCTAAATCGGCAGGTAACAAATCTGCACCTACTATTTCAAAACCCTCGTCTTCAGGCTTTAATACTATATACATATTACCTTCTTTCAAATCAAGCTCCTTTAAAAATTTATCTACTTTTTCATTTCTTGCAAACTCTATCTTGTAAAAATCATCTTTACTCATTTAACCACTCCATAGGTACTAAGCTTTCAGCCCATAAAAATTTATGCCTATCGCACCAATTTGCGTATGTAGTTTTAGATGTTCTTGAAATCTTATTATTAGCATTAACAAAAACAAATCTTATATCAAGATCAGGATATTGTTCTTTTATAAGAAGATGTTTAACTCTATCATTTGTTGTTAGTCTTCCTTTTGTTTCTATGTATATTTTAGATTCTGGTAGGTAGAAGTCTGGAGTATAATTCCTTATCTTAGGAACATAATCAAAACTTACTTTCTCATATTGAAAGTCTATCTTGCGTTTGCCTAAGTCTGCGGCTACTCTTACCTCAAACTTTGATCTGTATGGTAATCTATATCCTGACATCTTTTGGTTTTTCTCTTTCTAATAACAAATGTAATTCATCTATTATTGATCTTTGGTATTCTTCTGCATTATCATAATCTATAGCATCGTAAAATCTATTCATTAAAACAAACATAATAGCTTTGTTACCTAGTAGATACTTTATCTTTTCCATAGCTTCATCTAACATAGCCATACCTCTTTCATATATAAATGGCTGAGTCTTTGACAGCTTAGTATATACAGGAACAGTATAATCGCTATGTCGTAGTTCTTTTACAATACTGTCTCCGCCTATCATAGAATAGTTATCAGGATAAACATAAAAAACATTTTTGTTTTCTTTAAAGTCTGCCATAGTAAGATTATGCATTTTAAGTATGGGCATTTTTTACTACCTTAGTATACCACACATAAGGTGGGTTCTTTGCTCTTGATGTATGTTTAGGCAAATACTTAGCGTTTTTCCAACAGTGATGCCTAAATCCACAAAAGCCACATTCCTTAGGTAAAAGTTTATTACCAGTTGGTTCACCCTTTTCTATTTCATCTGTAGCTTTAAATTGTTTTTCTACTCTCTTCGTCTTTTTTAATTTACGAACATTTACAGTAGCGGCTTCTAGTGCCTCTTTCTTTTCTTGTGCTTGTGTTGAAGGAGCTTCACACACTGTAATTTCTCCAGAAGATTTATCCATTACTATCCATCCACCAAAAGGCATGTTCTCACCTTCTGCGTAGGAAAAACCTTGTACGACATACCCAAAGGGATCATCGTCTTTTACTTTTTGATATCCACCAAACTCACCAAATTTATTTTGGAAAGCATAAGGACTAGCAGATTTAATATCAAATACTTTCTTATCTATGATAACATCTAGTGTTCCAGTAACTTCTGTATCATCTAAAGTTATTGCTGTAGGTTTTTGTTCAGCTTCTACATTAACACCAGACGCTTTCATAACAGCTATTAAAGCAGCTTCTACTAAATCACCTAACAGAAACCGCATTATAGCATTATAACTAAATGACTGTTCAATACCTAGTTGCTCACACTGTTGTTGACATAGGGGCTTACCTATACCAGATAAGCGTAGGCGAAACTCTCTCGGCTCTCTAGAAAATTGTTTTTCTAAAGCTTGACCGCAAGCTTCCTTGAACTCATCAATTAAAGAAGGAGGCATTTCAGCCTCCCCCTTCGTAGCTCTACTCAAGAAATCTTGTATGAAAACTTGAATATCACTCATTATGCTTCGACAGCAGCAAGGTCGATAGCATCCACGCCTTCGCCATTATTCGCTTGGGCATGCTCATCTGACACTCGGAGATTGTAGGAATTTATCCTGTCTGCGAAAGCTACAAGTAACTCTCTATCGTCTTTGGATAAATCTACAGTATCAGAAATAGTTAAATTAGTTGAATAGTAAATGGTTGCTCCATTCTTATGTTTTATAGAATGAGCCTTAGCTACTACATTAGGAGAAAGTAAATTCTTCTTATCAACATCTCTAAAATACTGAGCTATTGCATTGTAGCTTGAGCCTTTTCCATAAAATACAACAGGAACATTTTCTACTGGACTATCTTCACCAGTAGCAGTTTTGCCATCTGCTATTGTTACTAAACCATACAGAACTTGATTACATTTAACAAGTGCTGAAGCAGCAGCTTCTGGGCTGTCTAGACCGATTTCCTCAATCTGTGCTCTGGTTAGCTTACCACATTTAAAGCCACCTTCGCTGTCTGGAAATTGATCATTGAGCTTGGCTTGTTGCGTAGTGCGAACTGAGTATGCACCTTGCTCATTATCCCATAAGCTATACATAAACCTTCTGATAAAAATTCTAAAAGTCACATCTTTACCAAATACTTTCTCCTTTGTTTCAGGATTGTATAAAGCAAACTGACCTCTAGGTAGGGTATTACCCTCATCATCTTCAGGTGCATGATTGATAGATAGTCTAGCTAAAGAATCTCCGCCTTCAGGCTTATCTTCTCTTTGACCTATCAATTCTGCTAGTTGGTCTGCAGACACTTTATCCAGATTTTCTGGAATTACGAGGTCTACACTTTCGTTTGTCGCTAATTGTGTCATATTATTACTCCTTATGAGTTGACTTAACACTATTATAAACTAGATATTGAAGTAATGCAAGCATTAATTTGAAAAAATTTCTTCAGTATCTAACCAGTTGCTTCCAATTTTGATTTCAATGCCTACTGGCATATCATACTCTATTCCCCATCTTCTCTTGGCTTGCTGGGGTATGGAAAGCATACACTCTTTGACAACATCAATCACTTGATCTTGTTCATCAGGATGTACATCCACTACTATACTATCATGTACTGTATTACAAAGTAGGGATTTAAAGTTGTTTTTCTTAAATGCCCTAAAGGTTTCTACAAGTGCAGACGGAAGTAAATCTGCTGTAGCAAAACCCTGTACAGGATAATTCTTTACACTCGTTCCATGAGTAATTCCTCTGGCTGTTCTTCTTACATAGGGAAATCTGTATTCCCTACCTGACGGAAGAGCCACCACTTTATATTTCAATGCTTGTTTAGCTAAATCCAAATGCCATTCTCCTATCTGAGGATATATCTCTGTAAACTCAGAATAGTATCTATGTATATGCTCAGGTAAACCCATTCCTGTAGCACCATACAAAGGAGCAAAGGTGTGTGCTTTTGCGTTTTGCCTTTCCTCTTTTGTTATCTCATCTTTTTCTTTACCAGTTATTATTGTAGCTGTCAAGTTGTGAACATCTACCCCACCCTTGACATTTGCGTAAACATGCTTATCTTGACTAAGATAACCTGCTACTCTGTATTCTAGTTGAGCATAATCGCCCTCTAGGATATGACCCCCTTCAAATCTAGAAACCACAGCTCTACGAACTGGAAATGTTTTGCCTCTAGGCATGTTTTGGAAGTTAGGACTCCTAGATGACAGACGACCAGTGCTTGTTACACACTGCATAAACTGAGGATGTATGCGATCATTGTAATCTAAATTCTTCTCTATACCTTCTACAAAAGTTTTAAGGTAAGTTTTTATTGCGTTATATCTTAGGTAGCGTTCTATAAAAGTAAATGCTTGTTCGTTACCTCTTTCCCTATATAGCGATAATGCATCTGCATCTGTTTTAAAACCTTGCGTACTGCAAGACATAATACTTATAGGAGATAATTTAAATCCTGCTACTTGATTAGTAGGCATATACTTTATACCTACACCTTCACAAGATTTACATATATATCTAGCCTTACCCCATGTGCCATCTTTTCTTTTCTTAGACACTCTTCCATAACCGCTACAGACATTACATCTAGTAGCTTCTGTTCTGTACTGTATTATAGTGTTATTAGCTACTGCTCTTTTAAACTGAGCATCTGACATAGGAGTTCTACGCTTAGGCTTTCTTGCGTTACCTCTAACCTCATACCCAAGATTAAATGTTTGTGCCCAAGTCTTTTTGTTCTTAACACCTCTACTAAATAATAATTTTGATCTATCTTCTGGACTAGCAAGATTAATAGGTGTATCACCCATAACTCTCTTAATCTCTTCGTTAAGATATTTCTCTAGCTCATTAGCTTCTAAAGTATACTCATGCTTAACTTTGTTTAAGGCTTGGCGATCTATCTTGATACCATCCTTTTCCATCTCTGCTAAGACTCTCGTTACCTCAAAAGACAGGCACAGTGTAGGCTGCAATTTGCTCAATGCTTTTACCCTCTTGTTTTGACTGACTTAAAGCTACCTCGTAAGTAGACTGCACATCAGCTATTCCATATTCTTCTACTATTTCATGTGGTATTATATCAAAACCCATACCATCTTGCAAGTACTTTTCCAATATACCTTTTTTCTTTTTTGTAGGAGTCTGATGTCTACGACAACATTCATCAAGACTTAAAGGCACCTTGACTCCTCTTGCCCAGACATAATCAAAAACCATAGTATCATAAACTGCACCACTGTATTTAAAACCAGTAGCAAACAGCCACTGTAAATCAAACTTAATATTATGACCTAGCAAAACATCTGTTCTATCTAATGCGTCTTGCACTATCTGCATATTGTTTTCTGTAGGCGGTCTATCTGCATGGTAAAACCATACATACTCAACAGGCTTATCGTCTTCTTTAAATCCTACTGACACTAGCTGATTACCCTCAGCGTAAGGAGAAGGATCAGAACCTTTGTCTGTTTTTATAAAGGTAGTTTCTACATCTAATGTTAAAATCATTCGTAGTACCTCCCTGTTAATTTATCTATCTCACAGACAACATGACCATGCCAACCTGATATCTTATTCTTAGATACATTTAAAAATCTAGTATCATCATCTTCGCCAGGATTTTTGCCTATACCTATAATAATATCTGCTTCACCAGCTTTCCCTGTCTTAGAGCCATCAAGCATAGCAAAGTCTAGTAATTGCCTACCATGAGCATCATAACTAGCTTGAGATACAGCCCACACCATGCAGAAATTTCTTTTGGCTATCTCTCTGGCGTTTACATACAGCTCTTTCAATCTCTCATCACCTCTGCTAAATTCACCACCTATCTTAACTTTGTCTAGCTGATCAACAAACAGTATATCAATTTTATTTAATTTTGCAAACTGATCTATCTCTGCTATGTCTGAGCCTACAGAATCA